GATAGGGATAGAAGGACTGCCCGGGCCAGATATACCCCCGATTGGTCCCGACGACGACGAGCCCGACCCGATTACGCCGCCGCCGACCGATGCGATATGGAATGCCGCCGATTGGCTTATCCCTTTCCTCGACGTTCCCGATAATGCGACGTGGCCGCGCCTTATGTCGCCGCCGCACCCGAATGCGATTGGTAGTTATGGCGCGTCGGTTATCGCTCATGCCGCTATTCGCGGTATCGAATTGCGTTATTGGCAGCGTTTGGCGTTAACGCGTTTGTTGGAGCATGACGAGGCCGGCAAATTGGTTTGGTTTGATTGTTTGATTAGTACGGCGCGGCAGGTTGGTAAGTCTTATGCGTTACGCGAGCTCGCTTTGTGGCGAATGGTTAGCGAGGATATTCTCGGCGGCGAGCAGTTGGTTTTGCACACGGGTAAGGATTTAGCGGTTTGTCGGGAGATTCAACGCCGGGCGCGCCCGTGGGCTCGTGAGCAAGGGTGGACGGTTCGGGAGACTAACGCGCAAGAGGAAATCCGTAGCCCGTCCGAGTCGCGTTGGCTTATCCGTGCACAGTCGAGCGTTTACGGCTATACCTCGACGCTCGCGTTATTGGATGAGGCGTGGGCGGTCGAGGCAACGATTATCGAGGACGGTATCGAGCCGACGCTCGTCGAAATTGAGTCGGGCCAATTGGTTATGTTCTCGACGGCGCATCGTCGCTGTACGGCGCTTGTCCCGGTTCGGCGGGCGGCGTTGCTCGCCGGGTTGGCGCACCCGCCCGACGTGCCAACGTCGCTTATTGTCGAATGGTCGGCGCCGCGTAACGCCGAGCTCGACGACCGGGCGGCGTGGCGGGCGGCGTCGCCGCATTGGTCGCCTGCCCGTGAGCGGTTGCTAGAGGCAAAGCTCGCGCGGGTGGGCGCCGGGCAATCTATCGACCCGGACGAGGACGACCCGGAGGCGTCGTTTAGGTCGCAATTCTTGAACGTGTGGCCGCGTCGCCGGATTGTGTCGAGCGCCGTGCCCGAGCCGCTTATCGACGGCGAGGCGTGGGCGAATCTCGCGGACCTGTACGCGGCGCCGCCCGAGGGTGTGCCGCTTGTGGTCGCCGTCGACGACTATCTCGGGTTGCGTGCCGCCGCCGCCGCGTGTTGCACGCTCGCCGACGGGCGGGTACTCGTGTGGGGCGGCGCGTTCGATTCGCCTGCCGACGCGTACGCGTGGGCGTCGTTTGCGATTGGTCGGCGCGAGGGTTGCCGGGTGCTCATCGGGCGCACGTTGGTCGAGGTCGAGGCGCGGGAATGGTTGCCGTCGGCGACGGTTGAGCGGGTCGGGTCGGGCGCGACGGGCGTCGGGTTGCCGTTGCTGAGGTCGCTCGCCAGGGCGGGACGTTTGGCGCATAGCGGCGACCCGGCGCTCGCGACACAGGTCACGACGGTCGGGTTGTTGCCGACGGTTACGGGCGGGCTCACACAGGCGCATCGGGGCGTGCGCGCGGACCTGTTGCACGCGGTCGCATGGTGTGTTGCGGAGTCGTCGACGCCGGTCGCCGAGCCGCTCGGGTTTTTTGTCTACTAGGGAGTTGTCATGCCGAACACGACGCGCCTTGCTCGGGCTTCCCGTACCGACGTGGCGGCACGGCGGCGCATGATTACCGGGCTCAACTATGCGGGGCGTCGCGGGTTGTCGGGCTCGTCGGATTGGGCGTTCCTGACGGGCGACCCGTACCCGGACGGGCCCGCCCCTGTGACTGAGCGGCAGGCGTTGGGTATCCCGCCGTTTGGGCGCGGGGTCGCGTTGTTGGCTAACGCGGTCGCGGGTACCGAATGGCACGCGAAGCGTTGGGATGCGGCGGCGGGTGTGTCGTTGCGGATTGCCGACCAACCGACCGTGTTGACCGACCCGGACCCGTCGTCGACGCCGTGGCATTACCGTTGGGCGGCTATCGAGGACCTGATTTTGTACGGCAACCATTTCGCCCTGTATGGCGATTTGGATTACCGGACGTTGCGCCCGGGTTGGTTGGTCCCGTTGCCTGCCGACGACGTTTGGTTGATTGTCGACCCGGGTAACGGCGACTACGCGTTTACGGTTGCGGGCGAGCTCGTCGGCGCCGACAGTCTGTTGCACGTGTCGGCGGGGTCGCGGTCGGGTGAGGTTTTGGGGCGCGGCGTGCTCGACCAATACGGCGCATGGCTCGGGGGCGCCCTCGCCGCTGAGGTTCACTCCGGCGCCTATTTCGCGGGTGCCGCCCTGCCGCCTGCCGTGTTGCAATCGCCGAGCATGTTGACACAGACGCAAGCCGACGAATTGAAAACGAAATGGCGCACCATGACGAGCGACCGCGAGCCCGTCATCCTGCCCGCCGGGTATGTGCTCACGCCGATTGTGTCGAATGCCGAACAATCGCAATTGGTCGAGTCGCGTACGTGGAATGCGTCAGCGGTTGCGATGATGCTCGGCATTCCGTCGTACAAGCTCGGGTTGCCGGGCGCGTCTATGACGTACCAAAATATCGAGTCGGCAGACATTGAATTTGTGCGCGATTCGGTCGATAGGTACGGGCGCCCGTTGTCGGAGTCGTTTGGTAAATGGCTCATGCCGCGCGGTACGTCGGTCGCGTGGGATTACTCGGGGCGTATGCGTGCCGACGCGACCACGAGCTCGACCGTTGTCACGACGCTTACCGGCGCGGGCGTGCTCACTGTCGACGAGGGGCGCGCCGTGCTCGGGCGCCCGCCGCTCGACCAATCGGTCGAGGAAAACGAGACGCCCGAGGGCGTACCCGAATTGACACCTAGCGAGGTTCCGCAATGAGCTGCCCGACGTGCGGGCGGGTTGGGTTGTGCGCCCAATGCTGTTGCGTCAACCCGTCGCATCGTCGAGCGTGGCCCGGGCCCGCCTCGTGTCCGTTGTGCAAACACGCAACCCGAGAGGTACCGCGATGAGCGAGCTAATTATCGACCGGGCGGCGGCGCCGCTAGAGGCGACGGGCGACGGTTGGACGGTCGAGGGCATGGCTGTGCCGTACGACGTGCCACAGGAAGTATCCGACGACGGGGGCGCTACGACGTATTGGGAGGCGTTCGCGGCGGGTGCCTATTCGCGGGACGCCGCTAAGGGCGGGCGTTGGGTAAACCTGATGCTCGGGCACACGGGCGACGAGGGTGACCGTTACCTCGGGCGCCTCGTCGAGATTCGCGACGAGCGCGCCGGGCTCATGTGCGCGTTTCGCCTCGACCGTTCGCACCCGCAAGCCGAACAAGCGAGGGCGGGCGAGCTACGCGGTTGGTCGGTTTCGACGCGGGTTTACCGTTCGCGGGCAAACGTCGATTACGCGGGGCGCCGGGTGACCGTGCGCGAGGTTTGCGGGTTGTCGCACGTGGCGGCGACGGCGCGCCCGCAATACGCGGGGGCGGGTGTGACGGTCGCCCGCGAACACGAGCTCATTGTCGCGCCCTCAGGGACTCCGAGGCTCGACGCCTTGCGCGGGTACCTCGACGGGCTAAAAACCCGTTAGAACGCATCCTCGCAAGCCCTAGACCTATTCCCGGGCTCGGCGTAGCGTCGTCGACGAGGAACCGCCACCCGGCGCCGACGACGAACCGCCACCCGGTCATAGAACCGCCACCCGGTCGACAGTCGAGCTAAGCCGCCACCCGGTCGAGGACTATCCGACCGCGTGAAAGGGCCCGGACAATGGGCGACTACCTAGACAGGCTTAACAAGCAATTCGACGAAATCGTCGCCGGTATGGGCGCGATTACCAACCGCGCCGCCGACGAAAACCGCGACGTGTCCGACGACGAGAGCAAGCAAATCGACCGCGACAAGGGCCGATTGGACGAGCTCACTAAGGCAATCGAGCACTACAGCGGGCTAGAGACACAGGCGAACAAGGTTGCCGAGCTCCGGCGCTCGGTACCGTCGACGCCCGCCCGCTCGGCGACGACGACTGCCGACCGCGACGACGAGTACGACATTGCGCGAGACTTCCCGACGGCGGGCGACTACGCGATTACCGTGCATCGGGCTATGACGTTGCGCGACCCGGACGCAATTGCGAAGCTCGACCGGGCGACGGCACACCAGAAATTGGCCGACAACCCGGGGATTATTCCTCGCCCTGTGCTCGGGCCCGTGTTGAACAATATCGACGCGAGCCGACCGTTCATCAATTCGATTACCCGCAAGGCGTTGCCTGCCGGGCAGTTCGATAGGCCGGTCATTACGCAACACGTCGCCGTCGATAAGCAGGCCGCTGAAAAGGATCTAACCGCGAGCCAGAAAATGCTTATCGGCAAGCTTCCCGTTACCGCCGACACGTTCGCCGGTCACTTGAACATTTCGCGGCAGGATATCAAGTGGACGTCGCCGGGAATCCTCCAAATCGTTTTCGAGGATTTCGCCGCCGTGTACGCGAACGCGACCGATAACGAGGCGTGCGAGGATTTCGCCGCGTCGGTCGTACAGACGGCGCCCATTGCGACGTGGGACGCGGCAGGGCTCTACGCCGCGATTTACGGCGCCGCCTCGACCTCGCTAACCGCCGTCAACAGCCTGCCGGACACGGTTTGGGTTTCCCCCGACGTTTGGGGGCGGCTCGGCGGCGTCACGACGACACAGGGCGCGCCGCTATTCCCGGGAATGAACCCGGGCGGGATGAGCGGGTCGCCAATGGGATTTACTCTTGTCGTCGACAAGAATTTCCCGGCGAACACGATGATTCAGGGCCCGAGCCGTTACGCCGAATGGTACGAGGACGTCGACGGGCTCATGCAGGTTGGCGAGCCCGACGTACTCGGGCAGCTCGTCGGCTATGCGGGATTTGGGGCGTTTGTGAACGTGCTGCCTGAGGCGTATCC